TTCAACATCTACATTCTGGCCGTCAATCTTTAATCCGCCTATTCCTCTGAAGATGCCCATTTTGATTTCATTTAGTACTGTGTGTTCTTTAAATGTTTTCATTTTCCCAACTCATTTGAATTGTATAACTTATCTCTATTTGAACGTTTCATTCCAGCCTTTTTCGCAGCTCTGTGCATTGGAGATTCTTTTTCTTTTTTCCCACACTTTTGTCTGTGGAGCTTTTTCATAGTAGGAGAACGTAATTTGTCTATTGATATATTACATATATCTTTACCTTTTTCAGCGATCAAGACCTCATCCAACTCTATATCTAAATGTTCTTTAAATGTTTTCATTTTATCTAAACTTCCAGTTTTTGATCATTTGTCTTAAAGTTCTTTTTTCTCATTACTGTCTTCGCAACAAGATCAAGCATTCCACTCTTATCTATATTTAATACAAATGGGAGATTTACATCTGTTTCCATATCGTGAATTACTGCCTCTACATCTGGATTCATTTTTGATATCTTCTTACCATATTTCTTATAAGTCAAACGAAACAATCTAACAAGTTCTGCAGTACTGATTGGTTTCTTATTTCGTTCATCATTGACTCTATCAAGAAAATGTCTAGTGAATTCAACATCAATTCCCACAGCCGCAAATAGCTTGTCTGCATATTTCTCTACTTGATCTAAATCACTCTTAGAAACATCTTCGTTTAAATGTTGTTTAAAGGTTTTCATCATTGAGCAGCTTCTATTTGCTCAATCAGTTTTACCTTACTTTTTCTTCGATCTAATTCAAGTCCAAGGCTTCTACCATGCTCTTCAAGTTGTTTTTTATTCATAGACTGTAAAGACTTTACTTTTTTAGTAATAGGAGCTTCCACTACAGGCTTAACTTCTATACTGTTAATTGTATCCATATTAAAAATGGATTTAATCATATTTTTTAACCAAGACATATTATCCCTTCATCAATTGTTAATAGTATTTCTTCTAACCCATCATTTTCATTGCAAATGCTTGAGATTTCATAAACCCTGCTTTATCTTTAATCATTGCTTCAAACTTCGTTTTTGTTTTCGGTTTTAAAGCATCATATACTTGAATCATCGCAGAGGCGGTAAAAAGGTCAACTATTGCTTGACCTGACTTGAACATAACTGTTTGATGTTGTTTATCTTTAACTATTTTTCGGAGAGTTTCTACTGTTGCTGGATATGCAGTTCCTTTAGCTTCATCAATTAAATTTTTTGTTTTATCTACTAAATATTCAGAATATTTTTTAATAGATTCAGTATAAGCGTCTGCGGGTTCAATCATTTTTGTGAACAAGTCATCAATCTCAACTTCTTCTTTGATCAAATCCACTTTGACTAGAACATTAGTAACACTTTTACCACCTTTGTTTAATTTGACTGTAGCCTTTTGCGAAATTCCATTTCCACTCAGAGAAGTAATTTTACCAGTTTGTCCCCAAAAATCGCTGTCATCATTAGCAAATTTTACTTTGTCACCCAGTTTGAAATCCCGAATACCTTCATCAACCTCAACTTCTTCTACCATTGAGACAGTTAGTTCGGGGTAATCACCTTTTTGCATAAGGTCATCCATTACCTTTTTAGCTTTACCACCAGAACTGTATGTACCAAGTATTTTTCCATTTTCGTCTTTAATTGTATACTTACCTTTTTTCCATCCTTCAGTAACTTCTTCGTGTGCTGGTGCAATTGCAAGAAGTCCTAGTTTCGATTTAGGAACTTTAAAGTGTTTAATTGCTAATTGTTTTGCGGGCCATATTCCATCTGCTTCACTTTTCTTAATTTCCAATTCCTTTCCACGATATATTGCAATCCATCCTGCAAATTTTTCAGCAACTTCAACTTCCTCGAAAAACTCTTGCCAACTTTTTTTATCAAAATTGAGTTTTGGTATAGATTTTTTCATATAATTAAGTATAGTATCTGTTGATTTGACATCGCTCACAGCAGTAACTACAATCTTATTGTTTTTCCACACTGCGATTGTTTGACCTCCCAAACCGTGTTTTTCTAAAGATTTACCATCAGTGGAGAGTAATCTACCTTCCAAACTTTCTTTATCATAAAACGCCTGTATGACATCTTTATCTTTTGGTTTAAGTGCTTCACCAAGTTCAACTTCTTCACCAAGTTCGCCTGGCGTAACTTCTTTATATTTTTGTACAATCCGGTCTGTACCATCTTCTAATACTTCTTCTTTCTTCATCTTTTTTTCTTTTTTATATTGAGCAATGGTTGCTGCACGTTTTCTATCAGCTGGTGACAGTTGTCCCCACCACTTCTCTATATTGTCTGGTTGTTTATCTACTTTTCCACCAGCCTTCTTCCACTTTGATATTGCCAATGCACGTTTAAGAGCTTCCTCGTCAGCCTCAACTAATTCTTCTTCTTCAACAAGACTATCTACCCATTGAATTTGTTCTATAAAAGTTTTCATCTAGATCTCCTTTTTTTGTTATATTTTCTCATATAATACATTAACGGTCCCAATTTTTGCTTGCATTGAAATTCTGCATTGAAAATTCGAGGCGATCAACTAATTTGACCGCTCCGCCTGTAAGTTTATCGATTGCAACAAATCCTTCTGGGGCTGTTACTTTATATCCTGTAGAAGTTTTCATCAAAGTCGTTATTCCTCTAATCTTTTCTAACTTACGAATAATTAATAGTTTTGCTTCAATAAGTAAGTTTTGCATTGCAAATATCTTGACAATTTCAGAAGAATTTTTCCTAAGAAACCCTACATATCGATCTAGTATAAGTTTCTTACTCGCCTTAGTCTTAGCTTGTTTTACTTTATCAATATCAGCTTTTAGTTTGTCATATATAAATGCAATTAATCCAGCCGTATGTTTTTTCACATTTTTAATTTGTTGTCCTTCTCTTACCAACTTATTAGTATAAGTCTGAATCAACCTTGCTGTTTGTGGATCATTTGAAATCATCTCTAACACACTAGAATTTAACTGACGGAATAGAGTTCCTGCATTACTTAATATTTTAGTAACCTCTCCAGTCTCTGTCGCTGTCATAGAGGCGCTCCCAGTATGATCTTTAAAAGATGCATCTGCTTGCCATATCGTATTACTTTTTTTAAATGCTCCTGAACTAACTCCAAAAGAAGCAGACATACTTTCCATTGAAGAACCACTATACGTAGTATGCCACACGATTCCCATAGTAGAAGATAAGACTTTGCGTGCTAATTTAGATTTAGCGGGTATAGCATAAACAATTGTATTTGGTTGAAATGTAATATAATCTTCCCCACTAATCGTTTCTTTTTTTATCATTTCTTTTACGAACATAAAGTCACCTTGTAAAATTCCTTTTATGTTCACTTTTGATAATTCTCTGAGAGCCACCGTCAATTTATTATTGAGGCTTGATGCTCCTGACCCAGGGTGGTTTTTATTAATATCAGCTTCAGTATAGTTTAATTTGCCACCTGACTTAGCAAATACACCTTTTGTTCCTACGAAAAATTTATCATTTTCCGGATTAATACCAGCGAACACTGCTGGTGCTCCATCCCATTTTACGGTTACATTGACGGAAGCATTAGAGTGTCCAGCTAACATATCTCTTAAACCTTGAAGGAAACTTATTGCTCCTCTTGTCCCTTTTACTCCACCATTTAACACCTCATCTTCAAGGTGTTCCATGTGAAGGTTCTTTGCTTCAGTTAAGAATGATGAGAATGCAAACATTACTGTACCTTCATGTGAGGAGCAGACCAAGACGATTCTGATTTAGCAAATAATAACATACCTAATACAATTTCATGTAATTTATCTAAACTTTTCCGTTTTATAGAAGAAAAAACAGTACCAAGCATAATAGTCTGAAATCGTGCCATAACTCGAACTTGTATTTCACTCTCTTGTAATTTATGTTTTATAGCATATTCATTAACATATTTTAAAAAAGATTTTTCATCTGTAAGTTTATTGTAATTAGAAGGAGTTGCAGTTGATGCCCATTCAATTATATTACTATCTCTTACAATAGGCCATGCTCTTGAAATTTTACGGAACGTTCTCTTCCCTTCATTGGTTAATATATAAATTCCAGTCTTTTTATCCATCTCAACTATCTTTTTGGCTACAGATGCAACGGCTTTTGTCGCCTGTTGCCCACCTATTAAATGATCAATGTATTTTAAATAAACTTTACCATGTGCAGCTTTTGATAGCTTTTTATTGGCCTCACCTCTAATAAGTTCACCAATTTTCGGACTAAACAACCTATACATAACTGTATAACCTTCCATACCCTGTCCACCATATTCTGTATTAACATTTTGGGCGAATAAATCACCAAATTTCATATCAAAATCATCAACTACATAAACATCACGTTTTCTAGCATTTATTGTAGTTGTTGTACCACTACCCATTTTTAATGATACTCCTATGATACCTGAGGGTGTACCTTCTATAGAACTAAGTAAATAATTATTTAAATCTGCCAAAGTTGCTTGTTCTGTTAAATCTTCATAATAGAGCCAAACATCTGCTGGATTCCATTTATCTTTATCAAATCTTTGTCCAGGCACAGCTGTCAGAAAAAGTCTCTTTGCTTCTAAAACTATATCAAGTTTGGAATAATCTTTAACATATCTTCTTGGGGCGTACTTAATAGGAAACTTTTTTGCCTGTACTCTATGGGATTTAAGCCACGCTTCGTTCTGTGATAACCAATAAACTAAACCCTCTGCGGCTTTTTCATCCAAAAGTTTTCCCTTTGAATTAGTAATGGTTGAATATACTTTAGATTCCTGTTTTATGAAATCAAAAAATTCATCGTCTGGTAAATCTCCTCCACCTTGATGATAAGCACTTAAAACTAAAAGCCATGATAATTCTTGTTCTTCGGTTTGTCTACTACCTCTACCTTTAACTTCTCCTGCGAGAGTTATTTGATTCTCATTCCATAAAAAAGTAAAAAATGTAGAACTTGGATTTCCTTGTGCTTTAGGGGGAAGAATCACAACATCTTCTACTTCAAATTCTTTTTTAATTAAAGCTACAAAATCTTTATTTTCCATTTTCTTAGGATTAAAAATCCTCGCTGGATTGGAATGTGTTGCTAGTCCAGCAGATTTTCCGGCAGATACTAATTGATTTTGAACATCTTGGCGGCCTTCCGCGATCAATTGTAAATTTGATAAATGACTTTTAAATGATCTCATTCATTCCCTTAAAATTAAATATATTTTACTGATATATTTATACTATTGGTCAGCTTCATTTAGTTTATCTTATTGGTAATACGTGGATATTCTGGTAATTGATCCTCAGTCTGCCACATGAATTCATTTACAATATGTAAATAATCTGGTATATAATATATTACTTGAACCGTAGCAACAGTCCATTTCTTTATGTGAATATAGCTGATAATACCTCCCTGTAGTCTACTAATTAGTTTAATCGGTCAATCGAATCCATTCTTCTTGACTTAGTGGGGCTCCAGCCCTTTTTTTGAGTAAATCTTTTCGCTGTTGTTTTACAGTCTTTTTTATAGTTTGTTTTATCTCTTTTTTAGATGGCATTTTAGGTGGTTCTCTTAATTTAAATGCTAAGTTAACTTCTCTCTCTATTAAATCTTGTACAACACCCCAGCTATAGTTTTCTCTTTCATGACTTAACATACTTTGAAGTTCCACGCAACCGGCCATTGTTCTTCTTTCAATTCTTGTATTTTATCAAAATCTTCTCTCCACTCTTTCCACAACTGAGCATTCTTATTCTCCATTGCTTTTTTTGATTTAGCGTATTGAGCTTCGTAATATTTTATACTCATTTTAAATCTTTCGTGTAATCTAAGTAACTTTGGCGCATATCGTTCACTGTAGTTTTTATTTCTTTTACGTCTTTTTGTATATCATATACTATTATACAGTTCCATACGAGTAATCCTGCGGCAATTGATGCTAGAACAGAAATCACTAATGTATTATCTACGTCTTGTTTTTTATGTATCATGTTTTCCTATTTCGGTGTTGGTAGTGGTACATTTAATGGAAATTTAGAAGTGTCGTTTCCTCTCAGGTCCGACAACTTATTACAAGTTATCCATACAAGGCCGTGTTCATCACTATTGTATAATCTTACATAATAGTCTTTGGGGAAGGCTTCATCTATTTGTCTGTAGAGTAGAGGATGATTTTCGTAAAATTCCCAGCATAATTTTTTACTCTTGAAGTGCTGGTCTATTTGTCCGCCCAACGAAAATGTAAAAAGAAGTATTGATACCCACACTTGGATCGCTTTCGATTATGTATCCCATCGATTTGATAGAATAGGAGTTCTATTTTCTTCTAGATTAGCTTGTTGTTCTTGTTGGTGTCTATGCTCTTTCAGAGACTTACACCTATCATTCAATTCATCCAAATCCGAATTAGTTAAATATAAAAGAAATGTATTAATTGCCTTTATCATATTTTGGCGAGAATATGACAGTTCTTTTTTATTGATGAATATTTGAATCTTGTTATCTGTTTCTTTCATAATGATGATATCCAAATATTCATATCAACTTGTGGACGATATTTTCGACCACAAAATTTAATTGTCCACATATTTTTTCCTTTTAGATATTTATAACTAGTACCACTATTGATCCCAGGGTGATGGTGGTATATTTTGTTCTACAGCAGTCATAAACACTTCTTCGTCAAGTTCCTCCCACCCCTCACAAGTTTCTTCTTCGACGGCATCAGCAAAGAAATTGCCGTACTGGTCTTCCATTACATAGACATCTTCTTCATTATAATGTACACTTTTATTTGTAATAAATAGAATATGAATCATTATTCCCATTTCAAGAAGAATGTAATACCCATCAGGCATAAAAGCCTTGAGTGAAGGTGCTATTTTGTTTTTTTCTTTCTTATAGTCTTCTAGGATTACAACTTTGTCATCACTCAAATTTAAACTCCCCGAAATCTTTTTTCGTCTTTTTTACATTTCCACTACCGCGGTCAAAAACAGGGATGCTGTCATCAACCAAATCTTTACCTGTATCAACTAAATCAGCTTGAGATTTATCTCCTAAATCAATAAGTCTCATCTTTGGTCTATCTACCCCAACTAAAAACTTTTTATTAGAAGTAGGATCGCTATATCTATTCTTCAATTGTTTTATTAACATTTGACCAGATTCTTCTAAATTTTCATTACTAATAAGAGCAAACATAAAATCTGCTGTTGCAGGAAGACCAAAACTTTCACTAGTATCTTCTAGTCCTACATCTGCATTTTGAAATCCTTGACGATTTGTTTGTGTTGCTGACATAACAGGAACATTAAACTCAACTGCCAATCCTCTAAGTTCTTCCGCAACAGATTTTATATAACTGTATGAATTCACATACACTCCTTGCTTAATTCGGGATGAAGAACATATGTTAATATAATCTACAAAAACAATATCTGGTTTAAAATTTCTTTTAAGATTTAATTCATTAAATAATGACCTAAAATGATTTGTACTTGCAGATGCAGTAGGATATTCTTTAATAATTAATCTTCCTTTAACTTTATTCTTAATATCATTTATTTTCTTATCATACATTGATTTAGGAAGAAGTTTTAGATCATCTAAATTAATATTCAATAAATTTGCATCAATTCGTTCTGCTATTCGTTCTTCTGCCATCTCTAATGTTATGTATAATACATTATAACCTTGAGATAATGCATTACTAGCCATGTGACACATAAACAAGGACTTACCAACACCTGTTCCCGCTAAAGCGACATTTAAGGTTTTAGTAGATAATCCTCCTTGTGTGATTTTGTTGAAATATTCTAGATCAAATGGAATTTTCTTTTCGACATTATGATAAAATGAATAGCGATCATCAGAGTCCATAAGATAATCGTGGCCCACATGAGGGTCAAAACTAACAGAAAGTGCAGAGGTAAGTAAATCAGGGATCGCACCTTTATCCGCCTGAGATTTTTCGGGTTCATCCAATATACTAATTGACGCAACAACGGCATTGTAGATTGCTTTGTCTTGACAGAATTTTTCTGTTGTTTCCAATAACCACTGAAGATCTGTTTGCTCATCGTTTCTCTCCTCATCTAAATGGGTTATAAGCTCTGTTACATTTTGGAATTCTTCGTCTTTTAATGGAGTACCATCCAACTCAATAACTAATGCTTCTTTAGTAGGCAGATTATTGTATTTATTAATAAAGGAATTTATTTGCTCATATAACAATTTATCTGTATGTTCTACAAAATATTCTGTGGTAAGAAAAGGTAAAACCTTCCTGGAATATTCATCATTGTATATTAAATTTTTAAGTATTAAGGTTTCTATCCTTTGCTGCATATTCATCCATTTGTTGTTGTATGATTTCAATTAACCACTCACCCAAGTTTTTTTCAAACTCGGTGCCCGCTTCTTCAGAAATTTCCATACCTACGTCATGTGGTGGAATTTCAATTTCATATTTATATTGACAAGCTATATCATCACCTGTCAATTCTTGTTCTGTTATTTTAAATGTTGTATATCTAATTACCGCACCATCAAATGGAGAATCATCTTGTACTAATATACATAATGATTTATCTATTGAATCATTTGGATTTGAACATACTTTATATAAATTATTCGACATTTTCCACCTCTTCTTTTACCTCATCAAATCCACCATACAAAAACACCGTCTTAGCATGAGCATTCAATTTGTCAAGAATTTCTTGTGTAAAATACTTTTCGGGATCATTTATAATTGCCTTTCCATAGACTTTAGAACCATCCGGCATCTCATATCTTGTAGATACTTTGGTGAAGATTCCCGCGTCTTCTGCCAACTCAATGAGCCCGTAATACCTATTCAAACCTTTATCATACCGTAAGAGAACATCAACTTTTTTGTTCTCCTTAGTCAATCTAGATTTGAAATTTTTACAATGAATTATATTTCCTACGACATCGGTTCCTTCTTTTTCTTTTCTCTTGGAAAGGAATATAATAGTTGAAGCGGCATATTGCAAGCCGCTTCCTCCGCCCATTACATCAGTTGGAAACATTGTGCCCATTTGTTTGTATGTGTGATTAGTAACTAATAATGGAATACCTGCCTTACCAAGTTTCAATGTCAATACTCTGAAAGCACCTTTGACTAATTGTGCTCGCGTCATATCTTTGGTTTCTTTACCATCGGAAATATCGATTACTTCTTTAGTAGTAGATAACATTCCGAGTGAATCTAAACACATCATTATTGGTCTATCTTGAGTATGATTATCCACCACTTTAACTGCTTGATGAGCAAATTCCTGAATGGTTGTTACAGGGAGAATTATCATTCTACTAGAATCAATTCCACGTTCTTCGATCATGGATTTGGTGAGTGCAGACTCAGACTCAAAATAAAGAACGCCGCCGCTAGGATTGTCTGCAAGAAACTGTTTGACAATGCCCAATGCAAAAAAAGTTTTTCCTGTTGCTGTCTCGCCCGCCAAAGCTGTAATTTTGTTAGAAGGGATTCCTCCATAAATATCTCCTGAAACTAATGCGTTTAAAATATAACTTCCAGTGTCCACAAAACCGGAAACATCTCCAGCTTCAACTCCATCTGACACTTTTGAACCAAATTCATTACCTGTCGCTTTTAATAAATTATCTAAAAAATCACTCACTGTCTTCCTTTCTTTTAATTTCACTTAAAATAATTTTAATCATGTTATTTATTTCCACATTTATTTTCTTCTATAGTCATTTATCAATTATTTCTATGACATGATATCCGTCATCTCTTATGGATGATGCGAACTTACCCGCCTCTTTTTGAGTTTCAAAAGTCATAACAGACATTGACTCTGGAATAATATCTACAGAATGATTTAAATTTCTAAAGTCTTCTACAGAGTCCGCTTTTTGTTGTTTGTATGTCTTTCGTGCATACCTTACCATTATACTTCCTGCCATGTTACCTTTTACATATACTACTATTATACACTAAATAAAAAAATTGTCAAGACTAGACCGCCGTTCCGTGTCCCAGCCAATTACATCTAATACACCTTTCAATGGTTCAACAAATGCCTTATTGAATTGTGTATCATAATCTATATATTTTTCCAATTCAAATTCTTTAGGTAAATTATTTAATATAGAAATTACCTTATCTCCCGCCGGATTTGGGTCTTTAAGATAAACAAACTTTACCTTTTCCCCTTCTTGAATTATAGGATATTTTTTTGTAAGTTTCTTTGATCTAAGCATGTGATTATAAATCAACGAACCCTTTACATGAATTGGAGTACCTTTTGTGTAAATGCTGGCGGGATCTTTATATTTTTTTAGTCCATTAACCGATCTTGGAAATGCAATCTTTTCCATATCTAAACTAAAAAACTTCTCTTTAAACTTTTCAATATAACTAATAACCTCATCTTCTGTACCTGAAATAATAATATTGAAAATAGCTTTCAATGACTCTCTACAAGCTTGTGGAGTAGAACTCTTAATAGCTTCAATACCTACAATCTTTAAT